AAAAACATCGGCGAGTGTCTTCCACGCGGCAGGTGGGGGGTCAAAATTCCACGCCGATTCCGCCGCTACAGGGGTCAATTTTCCACGCCGGTTAACAAGCATTACGACGCATTCACCCGCTCGCATCTTCGCGCCGTCGCTGCTGGTCTGGGCATCCCTTATGAAATGCTGACCGGCGACTTGAGCGGCGTGAACTATTCAAGCATTCGCGCCGGCATGGTCGAGTTTCGCCGCAAGCTCGAACACTGGCAACACAACGTCGTGGCCTATCGCTTCTGTCGGCCCGTCTGGGATCGCTGGATCGAGGCCGCTGCCCTGGCCGGGCTGTTGCCGGGCTATGCCGACGATCCGGCGCCGTATCACCGCGTCGAATGGCTCCCGCCGAAGCTGGATTGGGTTGATCCCAAGAAGGACGCGGAAGCCGAGATCATCGCCATCAATGCCGGCCTCAAGAGCCGCACTCAGGCCGTCACCGAGCGCGGATACGATCCCGAGCGACTGGACGCCGAGATTGCTGCCGAGCGCGCCCGCGAGGCCCGAATGGGGCTGTCGTTCAGCACCACCACCAGCACCGCCCCGGAGACCGCGACCGATGACTGATTGCGACATTGCAAAAGCCCTGCTGATCGCGCTGCCCCTCATGGCGGGGGGTGTGCCGATCATCCTGGACTGGTGGATCGGCCGATGACTGACACGCACACCCGCGCTCTGGGCCGCGCGTCCACATTGGACAGGGAGGCCCGCACCGTCGAGGCCATCGCCCTGTCTGGCCCTGCCCCTGCTGTCCGTCCGGCGCCCGCGCCCGATGGCACGCGCTCCCGGTGGATCGAGGAATTGGACGCCAGCGGCGCCGACCTGTCGGGCTTCCAGGGTGCGCCCGCGCTGACCGACCACCAGAACCGCGTGTCCGCCGCTGTCGGCAGTGTCGCCAGTGTGCGCGCGGACGGCGGGACCATCGTCTGCACTGTCCGTTTCGACACCAGCGCAGAAGCCGGCGCCCTGATCGACAAGATCGAGGCCGGATCGGTGCGCGGTGTGTCGCTGGGATACATCGTATCTCACTACGCCCGCGCGGGCACCCGCGACGGGCTGCCGGTGTTCCGGGCCACCGCCTGGACGCCAAGAGAACTGAGTTTCACCCCTCTGCCGGTGGATGCCGGCGCAACCGTCCGATCCAAGGAGATCATTATGGACCCGACCACCGCGCCGGCTGACAACCCGGCACCCGAGACCACCACCACCGACACCGGCACGGTTCAGAACCGCGCCGACGTGAACCGGGAAATCCGCAGTATCGGCAAGCTGGCCGGCATGGAGCAGGGCAGCATTGATGCCCTGATCGACGGCAACGCCACGGCGGACGATGCCCGCAAGGCCGCGTTCGAGGCCATGGCGAAGCGTTCCGCGCCGGTGGATAACCGCCCGGCCCGCGTCGAACAGGGCACGTCCTATGACGATCCCGCGGTGATGAAGCGCGCCATGGCCGATGCCCTGGCCGCCAACATGACGCCGCTGGTCAAGGCCGAGGGCATGGCGACTCAGTATCGCAGCTATCGCCCGCTTGATATGGCCGCCGAACTGCTGTCGGCCCGTGGCGAGCGCGTCTCGCGTTTCGACCGTGAGGCGATCCTGACCCGTGCCCTGGGCGCGCATTCGTCCAGCGACTTCCCGAGCCTGCTGGCCGACGCGGCGAACAAGTCGCTGCTGGCACAGTACACCGCCGCCGCGCCGGCCTATCGCAGCATTGCCGCCCGCAAGAGCTTCGCCGACTTCAAGAGCCACAAGTTCCTCCGCGTCGGTGACTTCCCCACCTTCCAGGAAGTCGAGGAAGGCGGAGAAACCCGCTATGGCAGCATCAGCGAGAATAAGGAAAGCGTGGTCGCGAAGGAGTTTGCCACGGGCATCGTGATCGGGCGCAAGGCGCTGCTGAACGATGACCTGTCCGCGCTGTCCGACTTCTCCGGGCTGATCGCCACGCGGACGGCCGCGTTCGAGGACAAAACGGTGTTCGCCCTGCTGGCGAGCAACGGCCCGACGATGGCCGATGGTGCCGTCATGTTCAGCACCACGCGCGGCAACAAGGCGTCGTCCGCTGCTGCAATCGGCGTTGATGCCGTAGGGACCGCCGTGTCTGCCCTGCGCGGCATGACCGGCCTTGATGGCCTGCCGATCAACGTTCAGCCGCGTTATCTGGTCTGTGGTGTCGCCAGCGAGGTGAAGGCCCGCCAGTTGCTCGCGTCCATCACGCCGAGCAAGTCGAGCGATGCCAACCCGTGGGCCGGTGCGTTCGAGTTGGTGGTGTCTCCGCATGTGAGCGGCACCCGGTGGCACCTTGCTGCCGATCCGTCGCAGGTGCCGAGCATTTTGTATGGCTATGTGAACGGCGCCGACGGCCCCCAGATCAGCACCGAGGTTGATTTCGACACCCGCGCGGTGAAGGTCCGGGCCGGTCTGGACTTCGGTTGCGGTGTCATCGACTGGCGTGGCGTCTATCTCAACGAAGGCGCGTAACCATGGCGACGCAAGAGGAACTGACCGCGCGACGTGACGCGCTAGAGGCCGCGATTGACGCTGGTGTGCGGGTTGTCGAATACAACGGCACCCGCACCGAGTATCGCTCGCAACGCGACATGCTGGCCGCTCTGGCGCGTCTCAATGAGCGCATCGGTTCCTCTTCGCGCGTCTCCCGCATTGTGATTTCTTCGACGAAAGGGCTTTGAGCCATGGCTACCAATTTTTCTCAGGAGGGCGCGTCCCTCGAATGGACCAACGGGACCGGCGCCGCTGTCTCCGCTGGTGACGTGGTGAAGGTCGGTGCGCAGATTGGCATTGCCGCGACCGACATTGCCAACGGCGCAACCGGCACCGTCTACATGGAAGGCGTTTTCGAGGTGCCGAAGGTGAGCGCCGCTGTCATCGGGCAGGGGCAGAGCGTCATTTGGGACACGTCTGCCGGCGCGTTCGACGATGACCAGGCCACGCCCGCCGCTGGCGACGTGTCCGGCGCCTGTACCGCATGGGAGGCCGCTGGCGCGACTGTCACCACGATCAAGGTGAAGCTGAACACTGGCGTCGGCACCGTCGCGTCCTGATCCTGACACCCGGCGCGGATGGTCGCCCCGCGTCTGGTTAGGCCGGTCCCGCTCCCCGGCATTGGCGGGGCCGGCCGATCCCTCCGGGTTGGCCGCCCGGCGGCGCTTTCGTGGTGCCCGCGAACGGCTGGGCAACACGGCGAGTGTCCGCGAGTTATGGCGCATCAACCCCGTGAGCCGGTGGCCGGCTATTCCCCCCGGCGCGACCGGCACCTTCCCTGATCCGCGAGGCCCGCCATGCTGCCCGACCTGACACCGATCTTTGCGACCATCGGCCGGCCGGCGACATACACCCCGAGCGTGGGCGATGCCATCCCATGCCGCGCCATCGTCCAGGGCGGAGGGCAGGTGTTCCAGATTGGCCGTGTCCGGTTCTCGGCTGAGGGCAGCACGTTTCATGTGCTGCGAGACGCCATCGGCACGCCGACCGATGGCAGCATCATCGTTGATGGCGTCTCGTACACCGTCACCGCTGGCGAGCCTGTCGAGGGTGACGGGCATAAGCTGGTGTGGGGCGTCACGGCCGATTGGGGCACGCTGTTCGACTGGACCACACCGGGCAGCGGAGGCGGTTCCGAATACGATCCGCCAGAACCAACGCTGACCTATACCGCACAGGCCGCGTCTGCCGGCGCCACGACCTTGACCGTTCTGGCGTCGGGATGGACCACGGGCCGGGTGCGGAGCGGCGACACGATCACCGTTGACGGATCGGACTATGAGGCGACGGCCGACGTTCAGTTGTCGCTGATCGGCATGAACTATGGCTTCGCCAACGTGCCGATCACACCGGCCCTGACCGGCGCCCTCGATGGCGACGAAACGGTGACGTTCACGGCTGCCGGCGCATCGAACACCCGCGCTGTACGGGCGGCGCTGGCGGACTACGAGGCTACCGAGATTGCCGGGGGCATCGCTGCCGGCGACCGGCGGCTGATCGTCCGGGCTGCCGATATCGACGGCGAACCGACCACCAGCGACTCGGTTCTGATCGACGGCACCGACTGGGCCGTGGTCAGCGTCGAGACGATCCACCAGGGCGCCGACGTGGTGGCCTATGTCTGTCAGGTGCGGAGTTGACGATATGAGCGCACAGGACCGCTATCTAGCCGCGTTGCGGCGCGTCGAGGATGCCAAGGCCGAACTGCGCCAAGCCCGTATCGACGCCGCCATGGCCGCGACGGAGGCGCTTGCGGAGGAAAGGCAACCGGCTGTCCCGGCGCCGCGTATCCGCCCGTACCGTCGCAAGCCTGCCACCCGATCCGCCTGGATGGATCAATGACCGACACGGCGCCCGTCTCGGTCGAATTGATCCAGGTGGACGAGGTGCGCCGTGGTTCGCTGGTGGCGTTGGCCGTCGCTGAAATCAGCATCGCGGGTGTGGTGTTCCGATTGCAGGCCATCCCGATCAGGCGCGAGGCCGGGCGGCTGGTCATCAGCGAGCCATGCACCCGCGACCCGAGCGGCGCATGGGTGCCTGCCTGCATCCTGCCGCCCGAGGTGTTCGAGGCGCTGGCGGACTTGGTGCGGGCTGAACTGCGAGAGGCGGCGTGAACACCCCGTGAACGTCTACCCTGTGCCATGTGCCATTCATGTGACACGGATTTCCCGGCAATGGGTGTTAAGGATGGCCGGAAGCGGTGAAAGCCGTTGTAATTGTTGGGAAAGTAGGGGTTGCCGTGTGCCACATGCGCGGCACATGAAAAAGGCGCCCCGGAAGGCGCCTAAGTCGTTGATTTCTTTTGCTGATTTTGGTTGCGGGGAGAGGATTTGAACCTCTGACCTTCAGGTTATGAGCCTGACGAGCTACCGGACTGCTCCACCCCGCGGTGGTGGGGTACTGGGTTTTCAGGGCAGCGGTGCCACCGCGCCCGCTTTTTTGGGTCTTGCGCCTTCGGTCTTGCGACTTCGGCCTTACGACCGTGTCGTCCTTGTCGGCGTTTGACCGTCCGACGGACTGTGTGTGTTGGTGTCGCGGTGGTTCGTTATCAGCGATCGGGACGCCTCGACCCGCCAGTCCAAACGACCCCGTTTACCGCCGACACGGCCACGACCGTCCAGGCGATCCTCCTGCCCCGGCGGGCGGCGTTCCGGCAGCCCTTTGGGCCCCGGCCCGATCGGGTCATCGCGCAACAACGGCCGGGAACATGACGAAGAGGTTTGTTGAGAGGGTGCTTCTTTGGTTCATTCGCTTGGAAG